AGATGAAAGAAAAAATGTGTATTCCATCTAATCTTGAAGAACAAGCTATTAGTATGGTTGGTAGAACGATTTTTGAAAAGTTCATTAAAGGCTATACAGAAAAGCAATGGCAAAAAGATTGTAAAGAATTACCTGCTGATATTATCAAGCGTATTCCTTTAAGATTTACTTATAATAATAATTATTTTAATGATATTTATCAAGGCATTCCAAAAGATGGCTATACAGCTATGATTGGAAGAATGTTCACTGTAACTAATGGTAAGTATAAATGTGATTTCTTGTATAGTGAAGATTTCCTTGCTAATAAAGAAAAATGGGAATCTATGGCTGATACAATTTATTTTTCTGGTTGTATAGATGAATATTATGACTATTGCTTAGGCGAACTTGAATATCGTGGATTAAAATTTGAAACTAGACGTCTTGAAACTGAAAATTATCAAGGCTGTCCAGTTATAAACTATACAACTCATGCTAAGCCATATACTCGTATAATTGAACATAAATGGTTTAATCCAGAAAATAAATCTGATGTAACTTATGTTACTGAAGAATATCCGTCTACATGGAAACGTGGAGATATTCCTTATTATCCCGTAAACACATCTAGGAATCAAGAATTGTATAAAAGATATAAAGATATACCCAATAAGAAAGTTGTCTTTACAGGACGATTGGGATTATACAAATACAATGATATGGATGATACTATTGAAATGGCTTTAAATCAGGCGTTATAAATAAAGCATGAATTGGAAGTGAGAGTATGATAACAGCAAAGTTTATTTTGAATAATTACGTGAAAGGACGATTTATAAAGACCGGAAGAAAGTCCGGTAATGCCACATATTTTTATAAAGGCAGAAAACAGTATTTGGTGACAAGAGAAGGCAATTATGTTTACGGAAAATATCCAGACAATGCCATCAGAATGTATATGGAAAATGATGGAACAAATCAGTTCCATTCACATGAAGCACTTTATGAAAACGTAAATGGAAATTTTGTTTTTAAGAAGTATCTTACTTATTCAAAGCAAGGAGATTGTGGATTTGAAGACCCAAGATGTATAACTTGGAATAATCAAGTTTATCTATTTACAAATAGAAGAAATTTGAGAAATTTTGCATTAGTTCAAATGCATGTAGGAAAGATTAATGATAATTTGGAATACACAAATGATTCTATAATGCCTTCTAAAATGACAGTAGAAAAGAATTGGCAACCTATTGAGGATATGCCTGGAATTTGTATTTATATGCACAATCCATTTTCATTGATAAATATTTTTAATGGTACATTTAGTAATACTAAATTTAAAACGAATGCAGCAATAAATGGTTCTTCTCAAATTGTAAAATTTGGAGAAAATCGTTTGGGAATTTGTCATATAAGAAACCAGGCTTTTGAGTACTTACATTATTTTGTATTGTATGATAAAGATATGAACATCTTAAAAGTTTCAGCACCATTCAGTTTCTTTGGTGCTAATGTAGAGTTCAATAATCATTTAGAATATAGAGATGGAAAATTTATTATTCTTATTTCTGTACATGACCAAATTATATATGAATTTACATTGTCTGAAGAAAATGTTATTGAAATTTTAGATGATAAATACGATAACAAAGAAAAAGGCAATGAAGTTTTTACTATGTTCTATAATGATGCTATTTCTAATGGTAATGTTTTTGGTGCTTTAGGTTTAGCAACATTCAGTAAGAATAAAGTAATTTTAGCTGATGCTATTCAACAAAATCATAATAAGAACTATTTTAGAAGTGATAGACAAAAAATTATTCAAACATATCTAATTTCAAAGATAAAATGAAAGTATATTTTTGTAAAAATAAAAACTCACAAATAGTTAAGAAATCTTCAAGTGGAGGTTTCTTTAGTTTGTTAGCAAATTATGTTATTGAAAAGAAAGGTGTAGTGTTTGGTGCTACATTTGACAAAGATTTTAATGTAGTCATTTCATATACTGAAAATGATTTTTCAAATATGTTAGGAAGTAAGTATGTTAAATCTTTAACTAAAAATTCATTTGCTGAATGTAAAGATTTTTTGGAAAATGGACGAACTGTTTTATATTCTGGTACACCATGCCAGATTGTAGGATTAAAAGCATATCTTAAAAAAGATTATGATAATTTAATTACTATGGATGTGATTTGTCACGGTTCACCAGTAGCAGAAATTTGGCAATACTATTTGAAATCATTTAATAAAGAAATTGAAAGCATAAACTTTAGAGATAAGCGAGAAAGTTGGGAACATTATCGTTTTACTATTAAATTTAGAGACGGAACTGAATTTTCCGAAAAATATAATACTAATAAGTATATGAAATTATTTTTGGAAAATAAGATTTTAACAGAACCTTGTTATAAATGTCAAAATTGTAAAAACTCAAAAGCAGATTTTACTGTCGGAGATGCTTGGTCAGCTACATTCAAAAATGCTTTGCTTAATGATCATCAAGGAACATCATGTGTAATTTCAAGAACAAATAAAAGTAATGTTATATTTAATGACCTTAAAACACTGATGTTATATGAAAATACTAATGAAAAGTATTTAGAAACTTCATACGGATATATACATAATTACAGTAAGCCATCTGATGCAGATAAAATAAAGAAAGGCTTTTTAGAACCTAAAATAGCGATGATTACTATTCCAGGTCATAATAATGTTGGAAATACATTACAAGCATTTGCATTACAAACAAAAATAAAAGAAATTTTACCAAAAGCAAATCCAATTATTATAAATTCTAAATATACGAATTATACAACTTTTTACAAGAATAAAGTAAAATTTACCATTTCTGGTTTTGATAGTTCATATAATGCTATGATAGTTGGTTCTGACCAAATATGGACAGATGAAAAGTATATAAATGCTATTCCATTTGAAGATAGATTTTTAATAAGAAATTGTAAAAAAATGGTATATGCCGCATCGTTTGGTAAACATAAATTAAATTTTTCAAATGACCAACTTATTAAAATACAGAATTCATTAAAAACTGTAAAATATGTTAGTACAAGAGAAATAACTGGGACACTTATATGTAAACATTATTTTAAGTATAATACTGCGGTTTCAGTATTAGACCCAACTATGTTATATGATAAAGAATTTTACTTAAATTCTATAAATGAAAAACTAGCAGAAAATAAATTAGGAATTTTTGTTTATGTGCTAGATAAAAATAATGAATGGAATAAAAAAGCAAAAGAAATTTCAGATAAATTAAAATTGCCTATTTTGAAATATGATGGCACTGTTGAAAGTTTTATTAGAAATATGAATAATGCATCATGTGTAATAACTGATTCTTATCACGGTACCGTTTTTTCTTTAATTTTTGATAATCCATTTATAACATTAAAGAATGAAAAACGAGGAAATGATAGATTTGATGATTTATCACTTAGATTTGATTTTGATAATAGATTCATAGATAACTTATCAAAAATAGATTTGTCATTATTAACCAAAAAACCTAATGTGATAGATAAAATTCATTCATATAGAACTGAAAGTATTTCTTTTTTATCTAATGGACTTAAACAGTTCTAAAATCTTTTTTCTATAATATTTTGTTTTATTAAGATTGGCAGGAGATGAAATTCTCTTGTCATTTTGATTTATAAAAATTATGTTCTTAAAAAGATTTTTATTAATTATTTTTATATGATTGTGTTTACAATAAACTGCTGTGACAAAATCATCAAGATTTGAAATGTATGAAAGATTTATAATTTTTTGTAATTTTTCATTAGAAAAATAATTTGGATAATATAAAGTTCCACATCCATAAGGTCCGACTGCATATCCGTTTTCACAACCAGTTTTTACCGATATGATAGAAGTTTTATTTTTCTCCCAAGTGTCATAAAGGATTTGAGCATAATTGCAAGTATAAATACAATCATCATCAGCAGAAATGACAGGAACATCACGATACTTATTCATAGTAAACAAAACTTTTTTGAAACTTTTATAGTTTTTATATACCCATAATACTTCAATAAGCTTATTATTTACAAACAACTTCAAGTTCTCAGGTAATTCATCCATCATTTTCGGAAATTCTTCTTCTGATAATACCAATACGATATGAAATCCTGGGCATTGTTGAAGAAGACTATATAATGTTTTTGAGACTGTGTTGATTCTTGCACGCCAGCTAGTCAGCGAGATAATAGCCTTCTCGTCGTTATACTTCTTGCCAAAACTTGGATATGTTTCTCTTGTGTATTCTTCTCTTTCTTCACTCATAACTTATTATCATATCTGATGTTTTTATTTATAAAAATGAAACTGATTTACAGTATTATAAGTTATTAAGTTCATCAACTGTTAATGAATTTAAATATTTATAAACCATATCTACAATATTTTCATTGGACATAAATTCAATCCATTCTTTTTTATGGTCTAAAATTGCTTCAATAATTATTACATCTAAAGACTTTTCTAAATCTTCTTCATTAATTTTATTATCTTTATTAGAAACGTTCGCCATCACGTTCAGAAGGCTCAACATCATCTATTGTCGTTCTGACATGAATTGCACAGCCTCGAGGAAAATCAGAAATAGCATGAATACGATAAGTTTTATTGGTTTCATCATTGTAAATATAGATATTTCCGTCGTATTGTGTTAAAACTTTAGCGACTTCACCAACGTCAGTCAAGTCTGCATCAGTATTATCGATGTAATCTGGGCCGCTTTCATTAAGTATAAAACCATTTTGTTTTAAAAGAGTTTTTGCTTCGTTTAAATTCATAAAAATTTCTCCTTATATCTTTATGTATTATTTATAATAATCATTCTTGAAGTAAATATCTTAGCATGGGTATACTTTTTATTATTTCTTATCTAGCTTATGGATTAATTTTTCTATATATTTTTTAATATCATCTTTATCCTGTTCAGAAGAAAACCATTTGCCTTTACCATCACAGCTTACACAAATATCATCTTCGTCAAAGAAAATATCGCAAACAGTTAGTCTTTCATTAATGTCAGTAATTTTAATACTGTTACCATCATACCATGCAGTTCCGATTTTTTCTTCTCTAAGAGAATCATTTAGATATTGGCAGAGGTCGTCATATCCTTCAATAGATTCTACAAGATAACCAGCAGTTTTTAATGTTTTAATTGCTTCGTTTAAATTCATATTTTATCCAATCATATCCTTAACAATATTAGCGACGGTTTTCTTATAGTTATACATTCCAGGAAGAGTGAATCTTGTAGCCATACGTCTGACACCAGGATAGTGAATTGCAACGTTTTTTTCCCAGCCATTTGTTGTACAAGCTTCGACACCTTCGAATTCAATCTTTCTAGGATTTACATTATTAACATAAGTAATCATTCCGAGTTTTGTATCATTATCTTTTGTAATGTTAATTCCAGGAATCTTTTTGGACAATCCACATGCACAAGAACCAGTATATGCAGTAGCATGATAGTTAGATGGTAATGTTTCCTGTAATTCCTTTAACCATAAATCGCGAGTTTCAGAAAGAGTTTTAAAAATATCATCAAAAGAATTATCAGAATCAACGTCTTCATGAAGCATCTGTTGCTGTTTTATTCTTTTCTTAATTTCTTCATCAGTATAATTTTCTTTAGAACCAAGAGGTTCAAATTCTTCATTTAATAAACCTGCTGCTTGATTTAATGTCCATTCATTTAAATTCATTATTAAGATACCATTGACGAAATTTTCATTTATTACTATATTTATAATTAATGAGATTTAAATTAATCAAGGAGTAAAAATTATGACTACATTTATCTGGTGGCTAGGACTTATCATGATAGTAATCGGTGGTATATTTAGCGCTATTAACGTAAAAGGCGCAACCAAGTTTGAACATGCGCTCTCATTGATTCTGATGTTGGGCGGTGTCGCTTTGGTTTTTAGCGGTAATGCAGGCAATGGTTAATAAGTAGAATATGGCTTCTAATTATACAAGACTTCAAAACATTTTTCTTGAACTGCTTAATCACGATGTAGATTTCCAAGTTGTGAATACGTTGGACGGTGATTTGGTTCCTGTCAAAGAAATTAATTGCAATAATTTTTCAATTCAGGTTGACCTGGAAGATATGTCTGACGATGCGGAAGATGGAATTTACAGATTTTTCAAGTATGCTGATGTAGATGGCAAAAAAGAGATTGTATCAGAAATATCTTATGATACAATGAAAGAACTTGAAGAAATTGTCATAGATTGGATTAAAAAGCAGTATAAGCTGGATGTAACAGAAATTGAGGCAAAACCAGAACCGGAATCTAATGAAGAAATCTGGGATAGCATTTTCAAAAAGCTTGATGCCGAAGAAAAGAAATATATTGAAACAGATTTATCTCCATGGCTGACAGAAACATATTCTGAAGATGAAAAGAAAGAATACTTAGAGCTTAAGGCTAAAGCCATGCATATGTCCAAGGAAGAAATCTATGACAATGCAGGTAAATATTTTGGAATATGGTGGAGAATTTCTCGTGAAGAACTACGGCGTCGTGACACGAATAAGTATAGAAAACCTAAAAATCCACCACAGGAATATTATGAACCTGTAGGTTGTCCTGAATGCGGTTGTGACCTAGAAAAACAGGAAGATGGTAATTATCATTGCATGTGTTGCGGTTATGACCATAACAGAGACCGTAATGGTTATTATTGGTAAATATTAACATTTGATTACTTTAAAATGGGGTTGACATTGTGTCAACCTTTTTCTATATTAAAATTATAAAAGAGGAGTCAAAATGTCTAAAATAATCGCTGTAAAACATGGAACTTATAAAAACTATGATTACATGGTGTTAAATACCCGTGGAACTCATTTTTGTGCTTATGTAAGACTTCCAGAATCACATCCATTCTATCAGCTTCCGTATGAAGACATTGATTTAGATTGTCATGGTGGTTTAACTTTCAGCGAAATGACAGACTTCGAGAATGTTCGTCTCAGAGTATGGGATCCTGGGTCTGGATTATGGTGGATCCCTGGCCGTTGGGAAGAAGAAAAAGTAAAGAAAGGTTATTGGATTGGCTGGGATTATGCTCACATTGGTGATTTCTGTCCGGCGTTTCCAAAACGCGGTGGGAGAGAATGGACTGCTGATGAAATTGTTCTCGAAGCAAAAATGGTAATTGAAGAATTGATTAAAAAGGAGAAGTAAAGTGACAGTTGGCGTATATTGCTGTATATTGGTTATTTTTACAGTCATAGCTATTGTTGTTATAGGTGCATTGGCTTGTGATGGTTGTCCTCTTGGTGCAGCAATGGTTGCTGTATGTGCTGTTGTCAGTATTCTTGTGTTTATAGATAGAACTCCTAGTTATTATGAAATGCAAATTACTGAATATCAATCGGTATTAGATCATCCACCATCATGTATGAAGCATTCACCAGATGATATTGCATGTTTACATGAATATAAAACATGGGTAGCAGAC